CCTACGGTCGGATAAGCAAGGCCTTAGTATCTTATCAAATAAATCAGGGCTAAGATATTGTGTTTCGTCCACAATAATACCGTCAAAGTATTGTCCCCTAATAGCCGAACTATTTTCCGCACCAATAATTTGAATACGGCTATTGTTGACCGAAAAATCTACCCTTAGTTCTGATTCGTTAAACTTAGTACCTGGAATCGCAGAAGAAAATTGTTTTAGATAGTCCCAAGCGGTACTTTTTCCTTGTAATCTATATGGCGAAATAAAGGCGTATCTAGGATATGGATTTTTGTTTGTCAAGGCCGCCTTAATTAAATGGTTAATAGCAAAAACGGTTTTACCGCCTCTTCTATGAACAATCACAACATTAAATCGGTTCATATCGCATTTTTGATGCAAAAATTTTTGGATTTCCCTAGGTGAGTATGGGATTACAATTTGTTTCATTTTAAAACAAAAACCCCCCCTAATGTAATGTTGTATTAGGGTAAAAGTCTTCTTGTTGCATAAATTGATCTTTTAAAAATTCAGAAAAATTTTTAGCTTCCGAATCGTCTTTGAAACCTTGAAAGTGTGAAACTACAACCGGTTGATTGGTTTTAGTGTCTTTCATAATAAAGATTATTGTTTTTAATATGTAATCGTCCATTTTATTTGTATATACCACCCATTTATTTTTATCAAACGCCGGTCGGCAAAAAAGGGACGCCGGTCGCTCAAAACCCCCCAGATTTTTTAGCAAGAACCAAAAACCGTTAAATTATTACTAATGATAACTTATGAATTACCGATACTGATTTTCCGATAATACTGCATTACTGGAAATTTGGCCATTGTTTAGAATAATTCTAAATTATCTCACATATAATAAACCTTTTTTATTTGTGCAAGAAATGGCAAACATTCAATAAATTCAATACTTTTAAACCAACGCAAGTAATAAAAATATAAATTTAATACTAATATATCGGCATATAATTACCCTTTTAAGTCCCAACTAATGTTAATTGGTTCGTTTTGTGAACCTTTAAGCGTCAAAACTTCCGCTTGTTTTCCATATTTTTTACTTGCTAACTTACTAGCCGACCATTGGCTTGAAGCTACAATAATTTTATAAAGATTAACTAAATTCTGTCCGGCCTTGCCGTCTATTTCACCGGATTCTATTTTTGCTTCTAGTTCTAGTCTTTTGTCTTTCAAGTTTGACAATTCTAAATCTATAGCAAGTTCTTTTGACTTTTGGTATCTATCCATTAAATTTGAATTGCTAACTAATTCTTTCCTAAAACTTGTCCAAGTATAATTAATATCTTCCCTTTCAAATATTTGTCTAATGGTTAAACCATCGGCTATCAAATCAAGAATTTTATCTGCTAATTTATCGGTTAATTTTCTTTTTCTTCCGGCCATAGTTTTACCTTTCTTGGGGCTTGGGGCGGTAAAGAAAGGAAGAACCGCCCACAAGCGAAGTTGCAACTTTATAAAAACTAGCTGAAAGGGTTGTTGCTAGTAGAGTAACATAATTATCACAGTGTTGCATCATTACCAGTCAAATATTGTTTTTTTCTTTCTAAATGTTCGCTTATCAAGGGTAATGGGATTTATCTTTATAATTCCTTTTTCTAGCATATCGTCAATTATTAATTGAACGGTATATTTACCAAAACAATCATTTTCATAAATCCAAATTAATTTAGAAACCGGCAACATTCCGGCAGCGTATTCTTGGTTTAGTTTTATTACTATTTCTAGCTTCTCTTCTTTTGTGTAATCGTTTTTTCTAAAAGATTGTAATAGCTTACCTTTAAAGTAGTAAGGCAGGGGGGTTGTCTTCAAATAGTTTGACATTGATATTAAGGTTTAAAACCCTTTAATCTTTTAAAACCTTTCAACCCTTTATTATTATATATATTAGTATTACTCTTCTTAATACTACCCAAATTTTGGGTAATCTGTTGCCCAAATTCTGGGTAGGGCAAAACAACCTTATTAGGAATAGCTAGTTCGTACTTATTGGCCGAAGTCTTTCTAATTACCTTTAAATAGCCATTTTTAATAAGTTCGGCTTTGCAATTTTGTAAAGTATTCAAACTTATCCCCAATTTATACAATAAAGTCTTATTTCTTAAAGTTCGGTATTTTTCGGAAAGGCTACGCAAATAGCAAAACAATAGCTTCGCATCATTAGATATATCTTCGTCCCAAATAACTTGATTCGGAATCATTGAAAACCCTTTATTTTTCATAAACCCTTTGCCGGACATCTATATACCCAAATATAGGGTAATCAAAGAAAATTTTTTTTGGTGTTCCTATTATGTTCTATTGCATTACTTGTATAAGTTTTGTATCTTTATTCATGATTCGTAAATACAAATTATTAACAAAAGGAGGGATTATGGATCAAGAAATGAAACAAGCAATAGAAACTTTTAAAAATAAAGTTTTTGAAGATTATGCCGGATTTAATTCAAGAAGCATAAATTCAATGTATAAAGATACTACTGCAAAAACTCCGTCTTATCAAAATGAAGTCAATAAAAGAATAGACGAAAGACTTCAAGAATTTAAAGACGGCTTTAAAATGGTTGAAACTAAATACTATTATAAGTTTCTTAAAGCTAACGGAAGCGGTCAAAGTGTTCATTCTTTTATAGTTAAAGAAGATAGGGAAATTAGAAGAAAACACTGGAAAAAAGGTGATTTATTAATGGCCGCTACTTTTAGCCAACCGGCTTTAAATAAACCAAGAGGCAATATTCTTGGCAAATATAAAGTTCAATGGACAGGTCCTTTATATTTATCAGGTCCAAGAGGATTTACTTTATAAATATTAATCAAAGGGGGCGAAAGCCCCCAAGAAAGGAATTATGAAAGCAAAAGATTACAAAGGTATTACTAGCCTATTAGAACAAAAGAACCCAAATAAACGGTTTTTTACTTTTATGGATTTTGAAGATACACAAGCAAGGATTGACTACCCTAAAATCTACCAATATCCAATACAACAACATTACCAAAAACCCAAGAAAACAACTAATTACTATATTTTATTTGTATTAGTGTTGTATATATTATGGCTTTTGATATAACTTACTTAGAAAGGAATCAATATTATGTCTAAAAAAATGCAATTCAACCAAAGGGAAATACTAGCGGTTGATAATCCGGAATACTTTACTTGTATTAATTGGAAGCCTTTAGGGGATAGGCAACGATACGAATACCCTAGCAAACAAGAAGCTATTACAAAAGGTAAAAACATTGTTAAGCAAGACGATAAAGCAAAAATAATGATTTATGCCGTTAATGGTTCTAATATGGCCTTAGTTGATAGTTTCAAGGGTTCGGCATGGAAGTAACATTATGAAATTATCATTAGAAGAATTAACTATAATCAACCTTGCTTTGTATCAACATAAAAAAAATACTTTATCTTTTAAAGCGGATATTCTTTACGGTAAAATAAAAGATTTTTTAAATTTAGAAATGTCTAAAGTAAAAGTTGATGTTATTACTAAAGATGCACCTAAAACAAATAAAATAATTTTAACACAAAAAGAAAGAATTTATGGCAAACGCAAGGGACAAACTCTGGGATAAATTAAAAGAAGTTTGCAATAAAAATTATTATATTCAAGGCGTACAATATTGGAAATATATTTTAAAAGCTAAAGATTACGTCCCATTAAAAGATTTGAAAGAATGGATTCGCAAAGAAGAAGTAAAACAAATTAAGAAGCAACAAGAAGAGGACAAGGCCTACGAAGAAAGGGTGAAACATGGCGGATAATTTTAAACAAGAAGAACCAACTATTCAAGTAGATTTATTTGGTAATGAAGTAACTAAAAAATTTGAATTAAGGGACAAATACATAGAACCGCCTTTTTCCGTATTTGATACCAAACAAGGTTCTTGGCAAAGAAGACGTAATAAATGGAAAGCGTTAGGTATAGAAAGCGAATTAGGGCGGAAAGTTGACGGTGCTCACTTTGCCGGTAGGCATAGACAAGCCGAACGAAGCGGAAAGAAACCGGCCGAATCTACGCAAAGAATATTAGACGTTGGCGAACATAGTATATTTGACCCTGTTGTTTGTGAATTGGCCTATACTTGGTTTTGTCCCAAAGAAAATTCTAGGATATTAGACCCATTCGCAGGTGGTTCGGTTAGGGGTATTGTTGCGGCTACTTTAGGCCATGATTATACCGGTATTGAATTACGGCCGGAACAAGTTGAAAGCAATAAACTACAAGCGGATAAAATTTTTGATGAAAAAGATAAAAAGCCTGAATGGATTATAGGCGATTCAAATAAAATTTTAGAAAAAATGCAAACAATGGTTTTAAGGGATTCTTATGGGACAAGTTCCGAAGAATACGATTTTATTTTTAGTTGTCCGCCTTATGGTAATCTTGAAATTTATAGCAATATGCAAGACGATATTTCCAACATGGAATACCCACAATTTTTAAAAATTTACGAATCAATAATTGCAAAGTCATGCAATTTATTAAAACAAGGCGAACTAGCTTGTTTTGTTGTGGGCGAATTTAGGGACAAGAAAGGCCATTTCTACGGCTTTGTGCCGGACACCATTAGGGCTTTTACTAAATGTGGAATGAAGTTCTACAATGAAATCATTTTATTAAATGCTATCGGTTCGGCTAGTGTAAGGGCTTCAACGTCTATGAAAAATAGAAAGGTTGTTAAGATACATCAAAACGTATTAGTTTTTCAAAAGATATGACAATTAAAAAAGATTTATATGTTTATAGGGTTTTGCATGGTTCAAAAAGAATTAAAAAAATTAAACTTAAAAAGTTACTTAGTCATTTAAATATGGAAGTATTTACAAAAAAGTTTTTTGCAACCGAAAAAGAAGCCAAAGATTATATAAAAAATGGTTAATAAATTTTATATAGAAGATTGTTACGAACGCTTAACAAATAAAGATTTTAAATATAATTATATTATTACTTCGCCGCCTGATTTTAGCGAAATAGGTTTAGTTTTAAATGATAGTTATTATACATGGATAAAACCTTTTATTGAAAATTTTAATCCAATTAGCGGCTTTGTAACTATTTGCATAACCGATAGGAAAGCAAACGGCGGTATCATTCCAAAACATAAAGCGGTTATTGACGCTTTTACTAGCCTTGATTGGAATGTTTATAGTTATAAGTTATGGATAAAAACAACAAAGATTGATTTATATAAATTACCTTATCAACATTTAATTACTTTTTCTCAAGGTAAAAGAAAGCAACCACAAAATAAAAAAATATTACAAGATTTATTTATGGTAAAAGGTAGCGGCTATAAAAATTCTATGCCGGTAGAAATTTGCGAAACATTTATAAAAAGTTTTACCGAAGAAAAAGATTTAGTTTATGATCCGTTTTTGGGTAGCGGAACAACGGCGATAGCTTGTAGTAATAATAATCGTAATTGGGTTGGTTCGGAAATACAAGAAGAAGTATCTTATGTTATAAAAGAAAGGTTAAAGAATGAAACTACAACAAAAAATAAATATTGAAGAAGTAGCTAAATTAACATTAAGAAATATATTATCTTCAAAAGGTATTATTTATAAACATTATGAAAACAAAATTAAAAAAAAATCCTTTTGCAAAGATTTTGACAAAAGCATATTACAAATTACGAATAATCAAACCCAAAAAGGGTAAAGGTAGCTATGTTAGAAACAATTATAATACTAGAAGTATTAGCGATTAGTTTATACTTTCTTCAAAATTAATAGTTGCGTTAAAACTAAAAGATATTCTTTCATCATTTTTATCGCTTGAATTAAATGGATAAACAACATGCGTAAGGTTGTTAGGGAATAAAATCCAAGTACGCTCCATTTCGTTTGGCATAATTCTATAATTAACGTCTGTGAACATACCCTCCGAACCCTCTAAAAATTCAGTATTTCCAGAAAAATCATTATGTTGTTTGGCATTGTCCGTAGGAATCATTGATTTTGGTATTTGTAAATATCCAACACAAGATAAATGATAATTTTTTGATTTTGAATATTCCGTATGTCTATGTGCTGGGTTGTAGTCGTTTGGTTTGGACACCACATACCAAGCTGAATTTATTAAAATGCTTTTAATCTTGTCTTCTTTGTAATGGGCATTAGTATAAGAAGCAATAATAGGGTCAAAAAATTGTCTTTTCCATTTCAACATTACTTCCGGCGTTATAAGATATTCTTCGGCAACATGGCCAACAAGTCTTTTACCCCAATCATGGTCTTTTTGCTTTTGTTTGTCTTGTCTTATCTTTTGCAAATCTTCTTTGAAATCTTTGATTAAGTCTAGGGGTAATGTTGCTTTTGCTAAAGTAGAACCGAATGGCTTAAAAATTTTAAAATTTATTTTGTCCGTCATAAATCGTTAATGTTATATAAATCTTTTATAGGAATACTCCAGCATTTAGGCCTATCAAGGCCAAAGTCCGTAAGGTATTTGTCTTCTATTTTACTATGATAAGGAAACCAACCTTGTAATGTATATGTATGATTACCCTCATAAGTAATCAAAACATACTTTGCTTTTTTTTCAACCGGCCTAATGATTAATGTATTATTATATTTTTTTTGTTGGGTTCTTATTTCTATATCTTCCCCAACGTCCGCTTTATCATACCGGTTATAAGTATCGCTATAACTTCCGTTAAAAAAAACATTCTTAGCTTTACAATAAGCAACTTCGCCCATAGCCCCTAAAATTCCTAAAGATAATGTTTTTTCTTCCGAACCTTTAAAACCATGTCCAAAGGTTTTTTTCATTTTTATATTTTCAACGTATCTTTTATTGGCAACTTGCGAAGCCATCTCTATTTCGTAAGGTTCTAGTTTTACAATCAAACTTCGTTACCCCAACAATCCCAACCTTGAACCTTTTGCCTAGCAAACAATTCAATTCTAGGTAAATCGCCGCAAAGATTTACAATGTTAGTTCTAATAATATCCGGTTTTCTTGAATGTTCCCTACGGTTATCAATAACTAATTGTTTTACATTTTTATAAAATCTTTTTGGTTTTCCTTTTGTAGCTAACAAACAAATTTCAGGGTTAGCCCTAGTCCAATAACCTAATCCCATAAAGAAATTATCATTTGTTTTATTTTTTTTAGCCCAAGTAAAAGCGATTGTTTTATATTTAAATCCCCATTGTTTAAGTAGTTTAAAAGATTTTTCCAAAAAAGGATCAGTAACCCACATAAACAAACAACAATCCACATCAGCAATATCATTAATATTAAGAGCCAATAAATCATTGAACTCCATACAAGGGTAATGATTGGTTGCGTTTCTATCTTCGCCTTTTTTAGAATAGCTTTTAAAGTACCAAGGTGGGTCAGCATAAATTATTTTATACTTCTTCGAATCTTTTAATATCGGTTTTTCTCTTAAAATCATTATCTTGCTCCTTTATTTTGTCTTCTTGTTTGTGGTAGTCTTGTAATTTAACGCCGGTATTTGAAAAACTATCCCACCAACATTCAGCGCAATAGTCTTTACCATTTTCAACTACGTCTGCATGGTTCTTACATTTTACGCAAATTCTCATATCACCGTAAATATTCATTAATTAGTTTCTTTAGCTTGTTATTCCTTTTTAATATTGGAATAAATTCTTCTGCTAATAACGCTGTTTTTTCTTCGCCAATCTTATTAATGTTAATTTTATTTACCCAACAAATGATATGCCAAAGTTCATGGAATAAAGTTTTAGCCAACATTTGTTTTGATAATTTAGGATTGATTCGAAGTTCAAGTGTACTAGGGTAGAATATTGCATGACAGTCTCCGCAATTTTCCCAACTAACTTTGATTCGTTTTTTTTTATAATTAATGAATCGCAAGTCCATAACCTAGATTTATAAAAATTAATGTATAAATCAATTAAATAATGTATTGTTTTTTTACAATATTTGTATTAGTGTCCGAATCAATGCTTATAAAAATAGGTAAAATGTGGCTGCATAAGAAAGATGGGGGTTGCTTTTCGGCAGATCATCTTTCTCCCTCTCAATTAACTAAACCGATAGACCAATGGTTTAACGACTATTGCGTTCTTGACGAAAAAGATAGGAAAAAGCGACCCCCTAATATGCGAATGATTTTTGGTGGTATTGTAGGTAGGGCTATGCAAGACATGATAGTTCATAAGTTATCTATAAGCGAAGTTATGAAAGGAAAAAAAGATGCTAAAAGAGATAGCTAAATTACAGACCGAAAATAGAAACTACCAAAAGCAACAAAAGAAACAAGATAGTTTATTAAGACAAAGGGACGAAGAAATTACCGAACTAAGAAAGAAATTAGATAAATACGAAAAAAAAGAAAAAGAAGTTGCAAAAAATCAAAGTTACATACATGCAAAAGCATTAAAAGAAATAGATCAAAAAAATCAAAATGAAAGGAAACATGACACAAAAGACGGAAGAAAAAAGTAAAGGCTCATTTAAAGACAGAAGAAAGGAATGTATAGATAAATTGGCCACAAGTGTAAAAGGAATGGATTTTAAAGGTAAAGAATATTTAACCGTTGCAAAAAGACATAATCATTTATTAAAATTTTTTCCGGAATCTAAAATTGACGAACAATTAATTTACCAAGACGATAATAAAGTTATTACTAAAACAACTTTGTATATTGGCGATACTCCTTTTAGTACCGGACATGCAGAAGAAAAAAGGAACGCCACTTTTATAAACAAAACTTCGGCTTTAGAAAATGCTTTTACTTCAAGTTTAGGTAGATGCTTGGCAAGTTTTGGTCTGCATGGTACGGAATTTGCTTCGGCGGAAGAATTAGCTAATGCGTTGTTAAATCAAAAACAAGGTAGTAGCGATAATTTAGAAAAACAAATAGACGAACAAAAAACACAAACCAAACTAAATTCTTTATATTCTAAATTTAAAACAAGACAGGAAGAAATAGAAGTATTGTTTAAAAAGAAAGAAGAATCAATCAAACAAAATGGAGGACAAAATGTCAAATCAGGTTGGTAAGCAAAAAGACTGGGTGTTATTTCCTTATGACGCTAATAACCCTAAAGCGGTAAAAATAGATTTTTCCGGTAATACAAAATTAGCGAATGGAGAAAAAGGAACTATACTAGGTTCAAAAGGTACTTCGCAAAAGGGAACTAAATTTATAAGAATATTTGCACAAGTAGGTGTATTATTTAAAGGCGATGATAATAAATTTACCGGAAATTTACATGCACCGGAAGTTGCCCCTAATCAAAAAAGTTTAATTGGTTGGTTAAATGATAAATCGGAAAAACCTAATATATCCGGTTATCAAAATGACCCCCAAGATAAACCACAACAACAACAACCAAAACAAAACGATAATGATTTTGACTTTTAGTGAAAATATTCTTTTTGTATTTATTGGTAATTGTTGGCGATAGTTATGCCGCAATTAAAATACCTATTGGATTTACATTAAGGCCTATAACTTGTGAAGAAGCATTTTATAGTAATGTTAAATTTGTAGATAATAAAAACCATAAACTTTATGAACCTTTAACCTATGTTACTTACAAAAAATATCATGTGTTTGGTCATTATTGTAAAGATATTAATGGTAATTATTATTGGGGATATGAAGAACAACTTAATTACGATTTAGGACATGAGTAATATTAAAAATATAAATCAAATATCAAAAGAACTTGAAAAACTTTTGAAAGAAAAACAAGAACAATACGGAAGTTTTAGTTCTACAAGCTATGTTTTTAAAGGCATGTTAGAAAATATTCTTTCGGCTTTTAATGGTTATCAAGTTCGTTGTCCCAACAATATCTTCGGCGTTTGCATGACTATTGTTAAATTATGGCGTTCAATAACTAATAAAAAATATAAAAAAGATACCTATGATGACATCAATGGGTATAACGAATTAAATAGAAATCTTAAAATGGAAGAAAAAGATGGCTAATGATACAATAAAAGTTCCAATGACTCCTTTAATGATGAAACTATTGAATTTTATTAAAAAATATGTCAAAAAGAACAAGTATTATCCAACTTATCAAGAAATGGCTGATGCATTAGAATTTAAAAGTAAAAATTCGGTAACGGTATTAATTAATAAGTTAGAACAAAGAAAAGAAATAAAGCGTTTAAAAGGATATAGACGAAACATAGAATTAAATGGCTAAAGTAGAAAAAAACAGTTTACAAGAATTAGTTGTTAATTTTAAAGAATTTTTTGTTGGCAAAACCGTAGAAGAAGCTACGGAAAAAGCATATCAACAAAAAACACCTAAAGATGACGCTATAATAAATATTACTGACAAGCGTTTTCTTGGGGCAAATATAAAAATAGTCAGTAAGGATAATGATGACGATAAATCCCAAACAAATCAGGGATCTCAAAGCAAAGAAAGACAGATGGGTGCTTCTAATGAATAAGCATAAAAGAATGATTCGTAAGTACCAAGAAAAATTACCTGTCTTGCATGAGAAGATTGCTGATATGGAACAAAAACAAGATAGTATTTTTACTTAAAATACTATACAAATTGAAAGTTGAATTTAGGGTGTAGGGAATTTATCTCTTAAAAGAAAGGAAACATGAACAATCATAGAAAACATACCGTAGAAGACGATTTAGAACTTTATAAACACATTGGAAAAAAAATATTAGAAGCTAGAACTAATGTTAGCCGAAATATTTACCCAATGAATCCTACTAGAAAAATACCATGTAAATTTGTAACCCAAACGGAACTAGGTAAAGCAATAGGAATTACATTTCAACAAATTCAAAAATACGAAAAAGCACAAAATAAAATACCTTTAGATAAATTAGTTTCCGTAGCTAGATATTTAAAAAAACCATTGTCTTTTTTTATACCACAATTAGAAGAACCATTAATACTAAAGCCGGAATGGGAAGTTAAAAATGTCCAACAGTAATTTTGTACCGGTTAATGATAAGCTAAAAGCCTTAATACCTGATCCAATAGAACTAGACGCTTATAATCATTTTTGCGAAATTGTTGAAAGAATGATTATTAACGGACATGAAGCACACAAAACTATACCTAACTTTGAAGAATGTAAGCCGGAAATAGAAACCTTTAAAGTATTTGACGGTATTGAAATTCCGGTTCATGGTTACGCCGATTTAAAAGGTAAAATGATTATAGAGGATAAATGTAAGTTTCCTAAAAGAGGTAGGGTAAAAAAAGACGGTACTAGATCATGGCTTACTTCTAAACTTCCTGATGCACCAACAAGCGACCATTTATTGCAAACTGATTTTTACCATTACGCTACCGGATTACCAATTTATATTTGTTATATAAATGAAGAAAGTTTTAAAGTTTTTCATGCCGATAATTACGAATATTTAAAGCCGGAAAGTATTATGTCTAGGCTACCAAACTTTATTCAAAGGTGTAAGGTAAGGCAAAATTTATTATCTATAAGTAATGAAGCTAAAGTAATCAAAGATTACATTCAACCTGATTTTGAAAACTTTAAATGGAAGAATGAACTAGACCCTGATTATTTGATTAATGCTATGAATTTTTGGAAATCTTAATTACCAATCAAAATTATTTTTTTCTTTCTTTTCATCATCTTCTTTCATGCAGTTATAATGTGCATGTCCGCTTTTATAAAAAGATACAAAAGAATCAGTATTAACAATATTTTTTTTACAATATCTGCATTTTCCTACATCAACTATTTGTTGTATCTTCTTTTTTTTACCCACCTACTATCCCAGCTTTACAACGAAAGCTACGCCTAACTTGTTTATGTTCTTGCATAATTCGGTTTCTTGCCTTTTCTTGCTTTACGTTCGGCAGATTGTTTTCTTGATACTGCGGATCTTCTTTGAGAAGGAGACATTGATCTTGCTTTAGCTAGGGGAACGCATTTAGGATAGTTTCGTCTTTTTTCCCCTTTACTTCTTCCGCAAGGTGGAAAGCTACCGTCTGATCTTTTGTTAGCTATATCCACCCATTTTTCGGAAACCCAGCTTCTTAGTCCCTTTTTAGCCATTACCTTTTTTTCTTCTTTTTCTTCTTACCGCCAGGTGTAATTTTGCCGGAACAAACGCCACTAGCGTACATATTAGCATACGCTGATGGGTACACTTTAAATTTACGTTTTGCGGCAGCTTTGCCTCTAGCACATAGTTTGGCCATTACTTTTTCTTTTTATTTTTTTTCTTTTTCATTTTCGCCGCAATAATTTTTTTCTTTAATGCAGGCGGAAGTGTTTTTTGTTTAGATGTCAACATTATTTTCTCTTTTTCTTTTTATCTTTTTTTTTATTTTTTTTAGGTGGTCTACCTTTTTTTGAACCGTAAGTTCCTTTTCCCATTGGCATAGTTTTCTCCTATTGTTGTTTGTTATTTACCATTTTTTGCAAGACCAGTATCTTGCAGAAAATTTATCATTTGCTGTATCGCATCTATGTCTGGCTCTAAAACTTCGTCTTCTAGCCGGATTGTTCTTTTTAATTGTCATATTTGCATCACCAAATCTTATAATTTTTTCTTTACCATTCTTACATGCTTTTACTACAAATTTTTTGCCGCCAGATATTTGCCTTTTGGGGCTATTGCATTTCATTTTAGACTTGTCTATTGCCATTCTTTATAGCCTTGTTCGTCTTTGATTAATGCCATTTGCCTATTATCATTTTCAAATGTAGTATTTTTTAAACTTACATGAATCCAACCGGAGTTAATATCGGTATCATTATAGTACTCCAAAATTAGCTGATCAAAAGTAAATTCATTTTTTATTTTTGTAGCAACTTCTTTATTGTCAACACCTGGTATCTCAAAATCGACCGCTTCGCCTTTACAATGCTGACTTGTTGGCTTTGAGCCTATCATGGTTGCTAATTCTTCGCTTCTATATCCGCTAGTAACCTTTATAGGTAAATTATAATGCTCCCTTAAAGGTTGAAGTATTTTTTCGCATAGGTATTGTAAGTTTTCTATTTGTTTTTCGTCAGGGGTATTATCTAAATTGTTTCTTAAAGCAGTTTGGCTTTGTGTCATTTCTTTTAAAGAAAAATTATTTGTCAAGTTCATGTTCTTTTACTCCTTTAAAATATTTATAATCGTATGGTACTACTTTTGCATCATGTTTTTTTCTAAATGATGTTTGTTTGTTTTTAAATTCTAATGCTTTTTTATTAGATTCAAAAATTTGGTTTGTAAATATACTATAAATATCGTCTTTTTTCCATATCACACACCACATTAACTAATTATTTTTGGTTTTTTTGGCGGTACTATTACTTCTTCCGTACATAAAAACTTAATAAATATTTTGTTTTTATTAACTTCTTCTTTGCCTATTTCTTCTAATTTTTTTATTGATTTATAATTACCGGCTATCATGCAAGAATAACCATCATCAAATAAATTTGGGTATCTATATGGCGGCAAACAACTATTTGATAAGGCAGAACAGATAATTAAATTTAAAACAAAATTCATAGTTAATTTTTTATCTTTTTTATTTCTTCTTCTAGTTCTTTTATTCTTTTATTGGCTTCTGCCAAATCTTGTTGTGAATGTTCTAGTTTTTGTAAACATCTTTTATTAGCCGAATCTTTTGACTTACCGGCATCTTGTAACTCTGCCACTTCGCCTTTTAGAATACGAACTTGTTCTTTATATTCGTTAATCAGTTCAAGATTGTCTGACATTATTTTTTATTAGACATTCCGCCTTTAAAAATCTGTGTGCCTTTTATTCCGTAAATTGATGCTACGACCAAAATCCACAAATTAGTGAACCATGATGGCAGTTGTTGAAATTGTTCAAAAAATTCTTTTATCTTAGCAGAAGCACCTGGGTCATCTGAAAAAACACCATAAGCAATTACTAAAATTGGCAAAGTGAGTACGATTAAAACAAACTCATCTTTCCAGTCCGATTGTCTTGCTTCAAGTAATTTACCTGAGTATTCTAACTCACCTTTTGCCATTTTTTCGGCATGAAGCATTTGTGCGTCTGCCATACGCATTTGTGTTTCTTTTTTCTTTTTATAAATATGTGAACCGGCATTTACAGCTAATTTAATTGCACTTAACCACATAACTATCTCCTTTTTTTAAGATGTTTCAAAGTAAATTTTATTCTTTGACGCCAAACAAAACCATATAACTTTCTCAATAAACATTCTAGTTTTATAAGTAAATATTCCATAGTATCGCCTCATAAAATCCTTAATGTTTACAGTTTTCACAAACACAAAGATCGCCATCGTACCAATGTGCATGTAAAGTATCTTCACAATGACATTCGCATTTACAATCTTTGCATTTCTTTTTTCTTTTTTTCGGTTTAGGAAAAAATACTTTATCTAAATGTTCCGAAAATTTATCTAATAAACCAAAAAAACTATATAAAAATTTATCTATCATTCTAATATTAATTTTTTAATTGATTTTTCCCCCATGTATATTTCTGTTTCGGCAAGGGATTTGATGCATTGGTACTCTATTGATTTAGAAGCACCTCTGGAAGCCACCCTTTTGCCTTTAAGACATTCGGACATTGAATCTTGAATACGGTGCTCTTTTATTTCACCGTTTATAATTAATAGTAAAGCAATAACAACTTCCTGCATTTAATAATTCTTTCCGTTTTCTCTAACTTTATCTTTTAGTTTCTCAATATCTTCTAATGCTTTGTCTAATTGTGTTTCAACATGGTTAAGCATAACTTGATTGTGAATATTTTTATCTAACAATTCTTGATGTTTTTCTATTGTTTCGTATAAATCCTCTAATAATAAAAATTGCTCTTTATCAACCGTTGTTTGTTCACTAGCTTTTAATAAATCAGCATTCATCAATTCCCTAGATGTCTCCAAAGAAGTCAATCTTGCCGTAATTTCAGTATAAGCGAATATTCCCATACTGACTGCGATGATGATTCCTACCATGTTCTTGATAGGCATGGCCACCGCTGTATTCTCATTAATCTTCATAGTCTAACATTAATAATTTTATATTTAATTTTTTTTGTATATCCGTAGGGGTTCTATATATTTTTTTAGATTTTTTTTCCCACTTCGGATTATTTATATCTCTATAACTATTTGTTTTAATATCTAAAAGCGTTACTTTACCATTTCTATCTGTAACCACAATATCAAACGGACATTGTGGGTCTATTGATTTTGCAACCCAATAGCCTTTTTTTGATAATGCGTTAATTATTTTATATTCGTTGGTAAAACCTTTTACAGATTTTGAAGTTTTTAAGGCGATATTAGGGTAATTACTAAGTTCACAAGTCCACTTACGCTTATTGTTAGAATCAGCCATATTAATTTATAAATGTTATTAATTTTGTAATCAATATGTAGTAGGTGGTTATTCTTTATAGTGTCTATCTTGTTATGTATTAATTTTAATTCCCCTTGAAGTTTGATAATTTCTTTTTCGTTTTTTTGTGATTGCGTTGACATGACTATTCGCCTTTTTTACCTTGAAGCATTTGTAAATATTCATAAATAAATTGTCTTGTTTCGCTATCCGCATTTGCCATAATGACGCCAAGTTTTCCTAAATGTTGAATTACAGCGTCAGCTCCTTTGTTACCGGCTATTTTTATTCCTTGTGCTAACCAACCTATAAATTTAGGATTTGTCATTAATCCTGCCGTTACCCTAGCACTACCAATTACTAAAGGTACGGATAATATAAAAGCCGGATTACCTGTAAATGCTGTTGCACCACCACCAAATATTAAACCTTGTCCGACTAATCTATCTGCCGTTCCACTAGGATTAGCAAAAGTTTTACCACTAGCTCTAATATAATCTGATATATCTAAAACTTGTTGTAAATTTTTTTGAAATTCTTTTCCAAATGGTGCGTTTCTAAATAGACTTTCTTTTGCTTTATCAGATAATTTATTAAAGTTAGTTAAAAAAGTTTCCGAAGAAAATCTTCCGGCAGTCATTACGGTATCGCCGCCAAAAGTTTGAGCAGGTTGCATACGACCTAATCTTTCAAGAATGTTTGATACTAAAATTTTATAATTATCGTTTGCCGTAGCTTTATTTACTTTTGCTAAAGAATTTCTAACGGCGTTAAGTCTAGTTGCACCTTCTTTACCGGAACTTAATAAAGACATAACAAGTTTATCAGGGTCGGCCGCATTTACGATTGGTTGTAAATAATCTTCTATTCTTTGTAATCCTTTATTGTAAAATTTATTTGCATTATTTAAATCTTTTACCGCTTTAGTACCGCCGTATTTTTTAGCAGCTATTTTTAAATCTTCACTTAACGCTTTGTAAATTAATTTTAATTGGCCTTTATCAACGTCAGGTATTAAATCAAAAGAAGCCATTTTTTTACCTATCTTTTGTTTAATAGCTTTTACGGCAGCATAAGGTAATTCACCATTTTTAGTTATATCTTTTTGAATGTTTTCTAATAAATCACTTAAAAATGGGCTTTTAAGTTGATCGCCTACATTTTTGGCACCTGGAATATCGTCCGCTAAAGAACGAATTGTATTTAATGTGCTTCCTTTTGCTTTTGATAAATCAATTAAAGCATCTTTTTTTATATAATTATCTAATTTACCAAACAAAGTACCTGCTTTAGAATTAAATAAACCAACAAAACTTTGACTATTATTTACACCATCAATAGAATTTTTTAATGCTCTTCCTACTATTGATTCGTCTGGAATTATAGGTTTTCCAATTAAATTTTTTGCGGTAGATAAAACTTTGTCCCCTAATTGTTTTTGTGCGTTTCCAGCAACGGAAGCTATCTTGCCAGAACTTCCTGGAAAATTACCTAATAATAATTCAACCGTTTGCATACCTCTTTTTTGTGTTACTTGTCCTAAAGAAGGTGTTACTCCAGCGTCTATGTAATCTTGTAATCTTTTTCTAGTAGCTGCTTGTGCTTTACCAAATCCTGTTAATGCACCTTTTATTGGTTTTAATAATAAAGGTGCCACCGCTTGTCCTACCGAACCAAACGCAAAATCAGTTCCTCTTTGTGCTAACCATTCTTTATTAGTTCTCAAAATTTCAGCACCGTATAGTTGTCCTACTCTTTCAAATAATTCTGCACCTGCAGCCATACCTGCACCTGAACCTACAATCGCACCTGCGGCTGTTCCTGCACCTGGAACAACACTACCGGCAACAGCTCCTTTAGAAGCACCTATCATAGAACCAACTAATTCTGCCGCTTCTTTACCTAAGTCTATTGCGTCCGCTAAATTTGTTTCATTTTTGTTATCTAATTGAAATCTGTTTCCGTCTTTATCGGTTACTATAAAATTGTTACCTTGTAATGGTTCAACTTTGTCATAAAATTTTTCTAATGTTGCAACTTTAGAAGCCATATTAGGTGCAGCTTCAACAAGAAATCTTACTTTGTTTGGTACTTCTGGTATAGCTAATAATTCTTTTTTTCTATCGCTTGGAAGCTGTGTTACAAATTCCAAAGTTGTAGCCATAATTAACCTCTAATTTTAAATATTTTTCCGTCTGGTAATCTAAAGAAATATTCGCCATTTGCATAATCAACTAATCTTGTTCCTTTAGGAAGTCTTCCGGTTATTTTAGTTGGTGCTACCGTAGGCGGACCATCTTGTACAGTACTTTGAACAAACAAAGGCCTTAAATCATTATCAACAAAAATGTTTTCTATATTTAAACCTCTATTTTCGGCAATAGTTTCATAACCACTTCTTATATTATCTATTGCACCTTCAGATGCGTTATGAAATGAAATAGCGGCTTTTTTAAAGTTTTCTCTTTCTCTATCTGTTAATCTTTCACCTGTTTTTAATTTTTGCCATTTTTGAAATGCTTTTTCAAAACTTAATAATGTTGAACCACCTGTTCCCTCTGCTACTTCAAATTCTGATTCCCTTACAACAGAATTAGGGTCTAGTGTTTTCATAAATGCAAAAATAGCAGCCACATCTCCGGCTCCTGTGTCTTGTTCTAATGCCGCTAACATTTTTTTAAGTTGTGTTGTAGATTCGTTAAATGTTTCTACTTGTTTATCGTCATTGTAATTTTTGAAAAAATTATTTTCATCTTCTCTAATAGTTTTTACTAACTCATTAGCTGCTTTTATTTGTGCGTTTTTATTATCTGTTGCATCTGTTATTTTTTTAAGTTCCAAATTAATTATACCTTGTGCGGCAGCTGACGGAAATGCTTCTGCTACATTTTTAAATGGGTGATCAGGTGGTAAAGATTCAAAGAATGATCTTTGTTTATCAGCTGTTTCCCTAGCTTTTTTGTTTTCTTCCATTTTTCTTTTCATTTCTTCCATTTGCATAAATTGACTTTGTACTTGTCCTGTTTGTTGTACTGCCGGAATGAAAGAACTAAAAGGATCTCTACCTTGAATACCTTGTCCGATAATGTTTGCCCCTAATAAAATGTTTGGATTTATGTTACCTAAGTTACCAAAAAAACCACCGGTATTTTCTAATAATCCGCTAGTTGCATTAGTATTATTATTTAACAATCCGCTACCTTGATTCTTAGTTGCGAAGTCCATCATTAACATTTCTCTAAATCTTTTATCAAACATTATATCAATCCTCTTGTTTTCAAATAATCTATATTAAAAGGGTTATTAGTCAAATCTGCCATTGTATAACCGCCGTATGGGGGGTCAGAATAGCCAAACTGCTGGTTTGTGGGAGTAAGTATCATATTTAAGTTATTCTTAGCCTGATCATACGCCTTTTGCACATCTGACATATTTGTATTAGCAAATTGATAGTTATTTACCATAGATGCTTGTGGTTGTGAACCACCAACAGCATACGATAAAGCAGGGGTTACAAAGTTCATATTATCCCTATCACTATCGCCGGTATTTATAGGGGTAATTCTATCACTATCATTTGAAGCACCATAACCTAAACTTGCGTTACCTAACTTTCCTCTTTGTCCGGCTTCGTTAAAACCCATAAAATTTTTTCTAGCGTTATATTCTTGTAGGTTTTTTGAACCAGCATACAACGCAGATAACAATGGGCTAAATTTAACAGGGCTATTAGCCAAATGTTCTTTGAAAGATAAATCGGTTCTTACAAGTTCCCCAGTATCAGGGTCAACCGTATTTCTACCCATTACATCTCTACCGGTAACAGGGTCTTTTTCAATAATACCTTTGTTATACATTTCCGATTTGGTCATGTAAGTACCATTGACATTTGCCAAAATTTGGCCGTCATCTGTATAGCCTTTTTCTATTTCCGAATCAGAATATGCTTCCGGTGCTGCCATACCTACGGTAGAAGTATCTGCACCTAGTCTTGCTTGTGCTAAATTTGGATCAACTTGACCTTCTCCATAACCAATAGTAGTTGTTTGTAAATTACCTTGATTATCAACGTAATCAATTTGATTATCGCCACTGCCCCCTCCACCTGGGCTAAAAGATGTATTTGAAATTCTTGTATCGGCAGCAGTACTTATTCCTTTTTCGGTAGATAAAGCAGCTTCCATTCCGGAAACTTGCATATCATTACCGCCGCCACCAGAATCTGAACCTGATCTTGAACCCATGAAAACTCCTTACATATATATTGAAAGAACAAAAAGAATAATTAAACCAAAAATCCATTTACTAGGTTTAGTATTAATTTTTGTTTCAATATCAAAAATTATTTTTTTAATTTTATCCATTATAATAATCC